AAACACACAAACACACAAACACAAACAATGCAAAATGTATATAGATTACATTTTCTTTCCATATTTAGACATTACACATAATCATTGTGTAATATGTATTTGAAGTGAGAAAAGGTGTAAAAACATTATATGTGTAATCTATATAGATGTCTTTAGAACAGATAAAAGAACAATTAAAACGAAAACCACGAGCTACGAAACAGACACCCATTGTTATAAATATCGGAGTTGCACAGGAAACTGGCAATGATGGTTCAGATTTACTTGTGGATAGAGTAGAAATCATGAAACGACTCACAAAAAAAGGCATCTTAAAAGTGTTCGCACAAGGGGATTCAGATTCTTTTTCACAATCACGAGATGATGATGCTGACATAGAAGCAGATGAAGATGTTATACGCACCTCTGTCAATGACAAACGACCAAGCTCATCTGGTCCATCTTCAAAACGACAAAAAATAAACATCAAAGATATCACTAGTATTGTTGGAGAAGATGAACATCGTGATATTACACAATCTCGTGTGCGAAAAACACCTCGACCAGTAAAAGGAGTCTCTGAACTACCAGAGGAAGAATGGGTGAATGTGAAAAATCAACCAGTAATTGATAGACTACCGCCACCCCTACCAATGCCTGAATTACGCGTATCGGGATACTATTTAAACAACCGCAAAAAGTTTGTCAACTTTATCAACTCCTATTTCTCAGAATATAGAGATGACCTCCTCAATGATAAGATTTCCATCAGCTGTGATGAGCTTGGCAATGATGGAAAATCGGATTTTAAGCTTCTTATTCACCAGAAGATTGTGCGTGACTATCTGAATCTATTCAGTCCATACAGAGGACTACTATTATACCACGGTCTGGGTAGCGGCAAAACGTGCTCTTCAATTGCTATTGCAGAGGGAATGAAAAGTGCGAAAAAGATCATTGTCATGACACCCGCATCGCTAAAGAGAAACTATATTGAGGAGATCAAAAAATGTGGCGACACAATCTACAAAAAAGAACAGCACTGGGAATGGGTCCCACTAAATGCAAAATCTGTGGCGATTGACACTCTTTCTGCAGCATTAGGTATAACAGTTGCATATCTAAAAAAGAAAAAGGGCGTATGGCTTGTAGACCATAAGAAAGAGAGTAATTTGTCACAGCTTTCAGCGAAACAGATAATGTCTCTCGACGAACAGTTAGATGAAATGATCCAAACTAAGTACCAGTTCATAAGCTATAACGGTCTTCGCAGAGATAGGTTACGCGCGATGACCAACAATTACGAGACCAACATTTTTGACCATTCAGTTGTCGTGATAGACGAAGTGCATAACTTTATTAGTCGCATATCTAATAAGATAGAAAAGGAGGGGGCAGTCACTCACGACAGAGACGGCGAGGTTGACAAGTTTCCAGTGTCGCTTGCACTTGTCTTATATGAAATGCTAATGTCCGCACAAGACGTGAGAATTGTTTTTTTGACAGGAACACCCATAATAAACTATCCCAACGAACTCGGCATATTGTACAATATGTTACGGGGGTACATAAAAACATGGAACTTTACATTAAAGACAACCGAGGGCTACAACACAGTGAATCAAAAACTGAAAGACTTACTCGACCGCGATAAGTTCATGGACTACTTTGAGTATTCAAAGAATAACGTTCTCAGCGTAACGCGTAATCCGCTTGGCTTCGAGAGAAGCAATGTTAACGGCAATTACGTCGGAGTCAAGGATGCAACCATAAATGAAAGAGGTGAAATAAGCGACGGAGATTTCAAAAAACGCATCATCAGCATGCTCGAAAACAGCGGGATACAAGTAGAGAGAGGGTCGACAAAGATCGATGTATATAAGGCCCTTCCAGATACGCTCAAGGAGTTCGAAGCCATGTTTTTGGGTGACAATGGCGTTGTCAAAAATGCCGACCTCTTCAAGAAGCGCATCCTAGGTCTCACGTCATACTTTCGAAGCGCACAAGAAGGCCTCCTTCCCCGATACGAGCCACTCACAGACTTTAATGTCATTAAAATACCAATGAGCAACTATCAGCTCGGACTATACGAGGTGGCTCGTTCCGCAGAAAGGAAAGAAGACTTAAAAAGAAGAACAAAAAAACCAAGCGTCGACAAAGATGGGTTATATGCAGAACCAACATCATCTTACAGAATATTTTCGAGATTGTACTGTAACTTCGTCATGCCAACCCCCCCTGGCCGCCCCCTTCCAAGAGAAGGGAATATGGATGATTCATACCGTAAGACTGTCGCAGAAAATGATAAAAAGGGTTCTAATGATCTAGATGGAGCGGAGGCAGATGAAATGGAAGGCGATGTTGTCATGGAAAAAAATGCCGACTCCAACTACCAAACTCGTATACAGGACGCACTCGCCTACTTAAAGGAACATGCGGCAGAGGTCTTTTCGCCTGATGCACTTATGAACTATAGCCCCAAGTTCCTAACCATGCTAGAAAACATATCGTCGAGAGATAATCTTGGATTACATCTTGTATATAGCCAGTTCAGAACACTTGAGGGAATCGGAATATTCAAAATGGTTCTCGATTACAATGGATATACACAGTTTAAAATAAAAAAGGGGGTCGATGGAGTATGGCAGCTAGATATTGCAGACGAGGATAGAGGAAAACCGACCTACGCACTATACACTGGAACGGAAAGTAGTGAAGAAAAAGAGATTATCAGAAACATATATAATAGTAACTGGGACCCCAACTTACCCATCACACAAACGCTAAAAGAGATTGCAAACAATAACCACATGGGCGAGATAATCAAAGTCCTCATGATTACTGCTTCAGGTTCAGAAGGCATCAACTTGCGCAGCACTCGATTCGTGCATATTATGGAGCCATACTGGCATCCCACTCGTAAGGACCAGGTTATCGGCCGTGCCCGACGCATATGCAGCCACAAGGCACTCCCCGATGAGTATCAGGATGTCACTGTATTCTTGTATCTTATGACAATCACTCGCGAGCAAGAGGCAGAAATATCAAAGGACATGAAACTACACGATAGAAGCAAGCTTAAATATAAGGTGGCAGATAACAATGACAAGATGGAGTATCGTATTGTTACAAGTGATGAAGCATTATTCGAGATTTCTACCATCAAAGAGAAGATCACCTCGAGCCTTACTCGTCTCATAAAAGAGGCCGCAATAGATTGTGCGACATATTCGCGGCGTGGAAATAAAGAACAGGTAGAATGCGTTCAATATGGCGAGCCGAGAGTCACTGAATTAAGCTTTACCTCTGATATCAAGAAACAACCAACGGGAGAGTTTGATAATAAAAACAAGGAGCGGGTCGCGTGGCGAGGACGACCATACGAATACCAGGGCAAGCAGTATATATATCGCGAAATGGGACCCAACAACGGTAACTTATACGATATGGAAAGCTACTTTCAGTCGCTTGAAAATCCAAGTATTGAACCTCGTCTCATTGCAACTGAGGAGAAAAAGGGCGATAAATATATCATACGGTCTGTCATGTAATGTATCCTCGTCTACATGATAATATCATAAATCACGATATTGTGGGTTATTTACATACAATATCGCGATAGGGTGTGTGTGGGGCGATTGTTACTTAGAAATACATATTCAATCTTGTGACAATGAACCGTCATCGGAATCGTCATCATCACTGCGATAACTAAGTTCAGTCGCATTATTTGGTTGGTTCGGTGATTGAACAACGCCGTTAGTTGAGGGTTCATCTCTCTCTATAATAGTTCTCGATGTATTAATATGTAACGGCATTAATGGAACACTTGGGATAAGATGAGACCATGACAGCGGGGCGGAGTTAAACGAATGTGTTCTCATTTCAGTCTGATATGACGGAACGAGAGACTGTATTAGTATAGTTGCAAGAGCATCGACAATACTTGAACTTTCCGACGATTGTTCGGAAGAACTAGTGGAATGCGTCGGTTGAGAAACACCACTAGTTGATATTGGATTCGCGACTGGATGTGCATTATTATTTTGTTCGAACAAACTACTTTCATTCATATTATCTATACCCAGTGCCGTTGCATCTTGTCCTAATGCGGGTTCATTTATAACACCTCCTAAAACTGGTGATTGTAATGGAGTTTCTTCATCATTCCCGCGTATATCATATCTACAAACTGGACACCTAACATTGTTACGAAACCAGCTATGCAAATGAATATGACTAAATATATGACCACAATGAACAATCTGGGTGACAATCTGTTCAGGTGAAAATGGTTCCATTGTAATTGGACAGGATGTATTTATCGGGTTCTCAACTGTTTGGAAATGTGTAGTCCAAGTAGCGTGATCTATCTGCTCGGCTGAAGGGAAAACTGGAACATTTTCAAATGTTCTACCCAAACTCGGCTGAACAATAGGGTTCATCTGATTATACATCCCTATTGGGAATAATCGTTCAAAACTAAACACCATATTCTCTGCCCGATTCTGGGAATCATGGCGAGATGCCATTGCAGATAAAATGTCTTGGTTAGATGACGATATGTTAGGTGTGACAGGTGTGCCGCCTAGACTATCGAACATATGAGCGTAGCTATCTTGAGTTGATTCATGTGACGGTTGGCGAGATTGCGGATTATGTTCTTGTTGTGGGCCATTACGAGTTTCATGCAAAACATTATATGTAGTTGGACTGCGTTGATACGGCTCTCTCGTTCTAAATATATCGCGCACCATACTTCGGGGCATACGTTCATATCCCATTCGAGTTCTTCTTCTTACCACGCCACGAGCGTTTGTATTAACATGTAACGATGCAGGCGAGTTAGTTGGAGTCGATGTAGATGAGGGCTGAGTATTTTCGTGTGGTGGCAGTTGAATATCGTGAAATACATCACCACCCGAAGAACTATCGCCAGATATAGAACTTGTGCGATTAGTATTATTACGATGAATCTCTCTCATAAGTGTTTGCATCCTCCGTGTAAGCACTGTCTGGTGGCGAAGAAGTTCGGCATATGTACCAGTGATTGTCTCTAATACCTCTATATAGCTTTCAAATAAATCAATCGTCATCTCGCCAATATTTCTATCTACTGCGGTATGAACATTAGAACCTCTTCTAGACATACGATGGAATTATATTATATTTTTGGAATCTGTACATATTTACATACGCCCACACACACTTAAATAGATTACACGTTATTATATAACTAAACTACGAATTGCACCTACCTAGACGAAACTTGTTGATACCAAACATGAACTCAACGCCTTCTGAAAAAGAGAAACACGAACCAGGTCTGTCAGGACTAGCTAATCTTGGTAATACATGCTTTATCAATACATGCATACAAGTTCTCTCTCACACACATGAATTAAACACAGTCCTCGATAGCGATAGCTACGCATCCCATATAAAAAATAACGTAGATGCAGTTCTTCTTCGCGAATGGAACACATTGCGCAAGCTTATGTGGTCGCAAAACTGCATCATTGAACCTAGTAGATTTATCCAGATTGTTCAGGGAGTTGCCCGACGCAAAGGACAAGAACTATTTACGGGGTTCGCACAAAATGATGTATCTGAGTTCCTATTATTTGTCGTAGACTGTTTTCACAACGCACTATCTAGGCCAGTAACAATGAACATAAAGGGAAAAAGTAAAACAAACACAGACGAACTAGCAGTGAATGTATATAACACCATTAAAAAAATGTATGCAAAGGAATATTCTGAAATATGGAACATGTTTTACGGAATGCATGTTTCTGAAATAGTATCCATTGAACACGGCGAGATTTTATCACAATCACCTGAGCCATTTTTTAATATAAGCCTTCCTATACCAATCGAGAATAAAAACCCCACTCTATTCGATTGTTTTGATAACTATGTTCACGGAGAGATTATGTCTGGAGATAATGCATGGTTTAACGAAAAAACTGGGCAAAAACAAGACGTTATAAAACGTATTCGCTACTGGGGATTACCCAACATTATGTGCATTGACATAAAGCGTAACGATTCTACAAACAAGAAGCGACACACAGTTATAAACTTCCCATTAGAGAATATGTCTATGGAGAAATATATAATAGGGTACAATGCACCAAGTTATCTATATGATTTATACGGTGTATGTAATCATCATGGAGGTGCAAATGGTGGACACTACACCGCACTAATTAAAGGGGCTCAAGGAAAATGGTACGAGTTTAACGATACCAGAATCACTATATTGCAAAACACCGACCATATTGTATCATCAAATGCATATTGTCTATTTTATAGGAAACAAAATAAATTATAACATACACTATTGAACAATTGAAATGCCATTACTCCTGCCATTTTAATATTTCAATAGTGTATAACTTACCATTAACAAAATATGAGCACGGGAGTTGATTCTTTAACTCCAAATATTAAACAGATTCTAGACAACCCACTTCCAGCACCACCTCCAATCAGTACATCTAGCACCGGGAATGGTGATAATTCTACGGCTACAGCTGCGGCTGCGACAGCAGATGCAACAACTCCATTACAAGTTCCAGACTTGTCTGATATGACAACTTTTTCAGGAAACGCATTTACCAATCCAGTATATTTATCTGCAGTCATGGTGGGTCTCATCATTATTGTAACCTTAGTCGTTTATTTAGGGGGAATAGGTGGTGCAAAGGAGTCAACCTCATCATCTATATTGGGAACAACCATGAGCAGCTCAGGTGAATCCACTGACAATGGAGGAAATACAACACTAACCATAATTTTTGTAATAATCATTCTTTTACTTGTGTTATATGTAATCCAGTACATCTTATATTATTACTTTAACATTGATATTAGCTCAACCGTAACAAACTTCCTAAATCCTTCTAAAAAACCAGAGATAGATGTTGTCATTAATCAGAATGTCTCTAAGCCAGTGCCAGCCCCAGCACAAATAAATACCGATGAAGTGTTTAACATCGCCGATAATGCATACACGTATGACGATGCAAAAATGGTTTGTGCCGCATATGATGCGAAACTTGCAACCTATTCACAAGTAGAATCGGCATACAATAATGGTGGCGAGTGGTGCAACTACGGTTGGTCTGCCGACCAACTTGCACTTTTCCCCACACAGCAATTGACCTATTCAGAACTTCAAAAAACAGACGACCACAAACACGACTGTGGACGACCAGGCGTAAATGGTGGATATATTGCAAATCCAAATGTCAGATTCGGTGTAAACTGCTATGGAAAGAAACCAAAAATGACACAGGCTGATGAAGACCTTATGAATAGCGTCGCACCATATCCACAGAACCAACAAGATGCACAAATCCAACAAACTGTAAATCAATGGAAAGGCAACCTAGATGATATTTTGGTTTCGTCGTTTAACCGAAATAAGTGGAGCCAATAGAGTCAGTCCGTCGTACACGCATTACATTACACAAATACGTGATACCCTAATTTGTCATTCTTCCCTCTCTCACTATTTACGTTTTTTTCGCGTAGCAGAACCACTCTTGCGATTAACTCCCGTCTTTCGTGTCGTTTTCTTGCCAGATGATTTTAATTTTCCTTTTCCATCATCCTCAATTGCAGGACCAATTAATAACATAAATGTGCGGTCGTCCATGACAACTGTATCCTTCTTGCTGCGCCGCTCAGCGTAGTCCGAAGAGGGAACATACATACTCGTAGAGTAATAATATCCAACGGGGACACTTAAATGCATATAGTTCGCATACTCAGATTCGATAGACGCACAATCATCCTTGGAACATTTATTGCTAGGATTTCGCAGAATATCGCGCAAGTTATAACACCCATGCTCATTACACATAAGCATCGGCATATCTTTTTTTGTTCCCATTAGAATACAATATAGTGTAGTCTTATATACTATATTGTGAACTTATTTTATGTGATTTTAGCCACTTATTGGATATCGTTTAATCTCACTTGTATACTTTACATCACGATTATCCTTGAGGCGCTTAATAATAATCTCGCGCACGCCTGGGTCTTTGATTGTGCTGGACAAGGTATCTTCGATGTATTTGAATGTTAATGGAGACTGCACCTTAGTTGTAGTGAACTTTAACTTTCCATCCGTTATCTGAATAACCGCATTTTTGTAATTGTTATCATCCGCCTGACTCATAAGATTGTTTGTTAATAATGACTTCTCGTCTCGAAGCTGTTTTAATTTGTCAGAGTAAATCTTTATCTGGTTATCCAGCTGTACCCATTTCTTTATATTATCTTCGAAACTCATTAATATTTATTCTTATTTTATGTAAAAATAATAAGTGTATATGTAAATCTATATTGATTTACATTTATATTGTGTTTATCAAATAACATTTAACGGCGTTTTTGAGAACGTCTGGAACGTCTGGAACGAGACATATTTGCACCACGACGTGCAGCAACACGCTTTCCGTACATTTGGTTGGCAGTCATAAGAACAAGTGGTGCAGCAAGCTGAGACATCACTAACGACATGTTACCGCCCTTCTTTACCTTCTTGGAGGATTTAGATTTCTTTCCACTGCGACGCTTTGTGCTGTATCGTACCTTACGAGTTTGAGACATTCGATATATAATAATGCAAGATTATAATACATACACGCACAATACAGTAAAATATTGTATTATTTTCGATCCCGCATAATAATTATTACAATCACCAAAATCGCAATGAGCAGCAATATCATAATAATCGTTATGCCTAAAAGAACGTAAATGTACGGATTTAATACGTTAAACACCATGGTGATTATTGGCTCTAAAAACAACTTTAATTGATATTTTAAATCTTCGCGACTAAGAAGATCAATGCACTCCTGTATAATTAAACTGTTCTTGTTCGAAATCTTTGCCATATATTGAATAAAGTAAGGATATTGGACGAGTATACTTACTTATGCTAAAAATAAAGGATAGCCTAAACTCAATTACATATTGTTTGTACGCACGCGGTTTCGTCGATTTGTCTCTCTATCTCTCTAGGCATAGCCATAAACATAGATAAATCGAACAAACTGCGTATGCGCGTGTGATTCGAATTATATTTTTCTTAATTACAAATAATGAACGTTCATCAAGCAAATGAATCCTTTAATTTTGACAAATTACAATTAGAAATGCCTGTAGCCATGCCAGGCAACAGTTATTTCACATCAATTACAATGGATGGAAAACCACTCTACATTGAAACACCACAAATTACCACCAAGCAAGGATTCGTAAAGGGCATCAAGAAAATGACATGTGACCTATTATTTAGCTCCGCAGAAGCGGGATTCATACAATGGACAGAAACTTTAGAGACAACTTGTCACAAACTTGTCTACAACAAATCTGGCGACTGGTTTCGGGACAAGCTAGAGTACGACGATATTGAAAACGCATTCTCACCTTCAATGAAATCGTACAAATCTGGGAAATACCAAGTGTGTAGATGCAATGTAGCGACCAACCATCACAGTGGGGCACCTCTTGCAAAAGTATACGATGAGGCGGAATCACTAATACTACACAGTGAACTCACAGAACAAACCCAAGTCATTTGTATCGTCGAGGTCAAAGGCATTCGATTTACCACACGCAGTTTTCAAATCGAATACGAACTGCGGCAAGTAATGGTACTAACAGTCGACACCGTATTTGATAAATGTTTGATTAAAAAAACTACTAATGGTGCAGTTGCTGGAACAGAGCCTACGCAAAATATATGTTTACCTGTGCCAAAATATAACAGCGGAGATAAAACGATCGGAAGAAAAAAACGAGGCAAAACAACAAATGTTACTCAAGAACAAGAGTCCGATGAAGAATCAGATGAAGAGCCTAGTGAAAATGAGAGAAATGACGACACAAGTAATACAACCTCAACTGATACCATCACAGACACAGAATCTCACGTAACATCACAATCATCAGCCGACAGCACACTTAATCAGATTTCGGATGATAAGCCTCCTCTTCCGACCACAACACCTGATGATAACAAAGAAGTTCACAATACTGTAATCCATGACACGTCCATCAAGGCAAATACGTATCCACAATCACTTGCAATTAATAATGAAAACGATACTGACAACGATGGTCTAGAAGCAGTCGATATGGACGCCGAGTTTAGCATGTCCAATGATATGGAGAATAATGAAAACACAATTTCAATCAAACGGCCAAATCAAGTATACCATGAAATATATAAAAAGGCAAAGGCTAGAGCACGCGACTTGAAACGACAAGCCATCGCAGCTATTTTAGAAGCAAACTCACTCAAAAACACATACATGTTAGATATAGATGATTACGACAGTGACAGTGGAGACTCGACTGTTTCAGATTTTCACGATAGCGACAACGGCGAGGAATATTACAACAGTGAAAATAACTAGAGACGCGATATGTAATCTATTCCGCGTGAAATAATATTAAAGTCATCTCGACATAATAGTAATAGACTAAGACGAGATAGAATACATTCGTATCTCACAAAAACATTATGATGAACTACCTTCAAATCGTAGTTATATTTTTACTCGTTCTGTTTATTTATATTCACATTCAGTTTCAAATAACATCCGCAGACGAACGGCAAATATATGTTATTGATAAACCAGTAAATGCACCCATCGAGGATGTATTTGAACTTAAACAGCCCATAGTCTTCCGTATGCTATCTATTATCAATATCACTCTGGAAAACTTACTCTCACATCATCACAATATAGATATTTCAGTATACGATAACACCCGTAAAAACACACACTCCAATATCCTGTCGTCTATCTCTGCCACGCATGCTCTAGTAAAAGGCGATGCACATGCTAAGTATTATTCAGAAAAAAACACTGACATATTTTCTAGGATTCCGACAACAAGTCCACTTCATGAAATCACAAAGAAACACGCAATATTCACACCCCCACTATGCAGCAGAACATACAATGATGTCCTGTTTGGTTCGGTGGGCTCAACCACCATACCGCAATACAGCGTAATGTTTAGAAATATATTCTCGGTCACATCTGGCACACTACATATAAGGCTCATTCATCCTGACGACTTTGCCAATCGAGGCGAACAAATTAAACCAGACTATACGAATATGTCTTTTTTTGCATCGTCTGACACAGATTTATGGAACGACAATGATAATAATATTATCAAAGCGACCATTCACATGGGCGAATCTTTTTCAATACCACCATACTGGGTTTACTCATTCCAGTACGAGGAAGACACCTTTGTATCATCCACCAGTTTTAATTCGTACATGACCGAGATCGCAACCGCACAACACACATTGCTTTACTGGGTAACCAAGTTTACTCGACCAAGAAATATCAGCACACATACACACGCCACACCTTATAC